GAATGGGCAAATTTCCCGAGAAAAAGGTCATCCAAACCTCTCACACTGCCGAATTGGCAGTTAATTTTGGTCGAAAAGTCCGAAATTTGGTCGATGAGGACCGTTATCGCGAGATTTTTCCCAATACCGTGCTGCAAGTGGACTCAAAAGCGGCAGGAAGATGGAATACCAGCAAAGGAGGCGACTATTTCGCTATCGGTGTCGGGGGTGCGGTGACCGGTAAGGGTGCAGATCTCCTTATTATTGACGATCCACACTCAGAACAAGAGGCGACAATCGCCGAATCGAATCCGGAAGTCTACGACAAGGTGTACGAGTGGTACACCTCGGGACCAAGGCAGCGTCTACAACCGGGTGGCGCTATTGTCATTGTTATGACGAGGTGGTCCAAGCGCGACTTGACTGCGCAAGTCTTGAAAGCCGCCGCGTTGAGAGACGGTGAGGAGTGGGAAGTGATCGACTTCCCTGCCATTTTACCTTCGGGAAACCCTCTCTGGCCAGAGTTTTGGCCGCTTGAAGAATTGGAAGTCCTCCGAAACGAGCTACCGTTCCCCAAGTGGTCTGCACAGTACATGCAGGACCCGACGAGCGAAGCGTCGGCAATTATCAAAAGAGAGTGGTGGCGGGTTTGGGAAAAAGAAACTCCTCCTCCGTGCGAATTTATTCTGATGTCTTGGGATACAGCATTTGAGAAGCATAACAGAGCGGACTATAGTGCCTGCACTATTTGGGGAGTTTTTTATTTGGACGATGACGGGAGTGATTGGGAGGTTAGGAAAGAAGAAAGAGGAATGCCTCAAGCAAACATAATTCTTCTTAACGCTTTCCGTGACCGACTAGAATTCCCCGAACTAAAGCGGTTGGTTCTTGATCAATATAAAGAGTGGGAACCAGACGGTGTGATTATCGAAAAGAAGGCAAGCGGTGCCCCACTTATTTATGAGCTTCGGTCCATGGGTATTCCAGTGCAGGAGTTCACGCCAACTAAAGGAAACGACAAGATATCTCGGCTAAACGCAGTTTCTGACATCTTTGCTTCTGGTAGAGTCTGGACTCCGGAAACCCGGTGGGCTGAAGAGGTGGTGGAGGAAGTGGCGTCATTTCCTGCGGGGGAGCATGACGATTACGTGGACTCAGTTTCGATGGCGTTAGCGCGGTTTCGTAAGGGAGGGTATGTCCGGTCTGTGTTGGATGAACCCGACGAAGGCTTGGACTGGCGGTACAGAAACCCCAACAGAAAACCGTATTACTAAGAGGAAAAATTCATGGCCGAGCGTGACGAGAACGATACCCCGGAGCTTCAAGTAGAGATCGTAGACGACGGAAGTCGCCTCCCTGACGAGGAAGTAGAGGAGGAGTCGGAGGCCGAGCTTGATTTGGATGAGTTGTTGGGCATTCCCAAGATTGACGAAGAGGATAAGGACAGCGAGTTCTTTGAGAATTTAGCGGAGCGGATGTCCGATTCTGTGTTGTCCACGCTTGCTTCCGATCTACTTGAGGATTTTGAAGGAGATCTTTCTTCGCGCAAGGACTGGCTCCAGACCTACATCGACGGGTTGGAGTTGCTGGGGTTAAAGATTGAGAAACGGACAGAGCCGTGGTCTGGTGCGTGCGGGGTGTTTCATCCGCTGATGTCCGAGGCGCTCGTTAAGTTTCAGTCCGAGACCATCATGGAGACGTTCCCTGCCGGGGGTCCGGTCAAGGCGAAGATTATCGGTAAAGAGACTCCGGCTAAGAAACGCGCAGCACAAAACGTCACCGAGGATATGAATTTCCAGCTTACAGAGGTGATGACGGAGTATCGCCCGGAGCATGAGCGGCTGCTGTGGGGGTTGGGGCTTGCGGGGAATGCGTTCAAGAAAATTTACTACGACTCAGCACTTGAGCGGCAAGTCGCGTTGTATGTCCCTGCGGAAGATCTCGTAGTGCCGTATGGCGCGTCTAATTTGGAAACCGCTGAACGTATCACGCACGTGATGAGGAAATCGAAGAATGAAATTCGCAAACTTCAGGTTGCGGGCTTCTATCGAGATGTTGATTTGGGCGAGCCACGCAAAGGTGACTTGGATGAGGTTGAGAAGAAGATTGCGGAAAATATGGGGTTCTCTGCCACTTCCGATGATCGATTTAAGATTCTAGAGATGCACGTTGACCTCAATCTGGCCGATTATGAGGAGAGTGACGAGGAAGCTAAGGACGAGGAACAAGACGGCGTTGCGTTGCCTTACGTGGTGACCATAGAGAAGACGACCGAAACCATCCTTTCGATTTATCGTAATTGGGCTCCCGATGACGAGAAGAAACAAAAGCGGGAGCATTTCGTCCACTATCCATACATTCCGGGGTTTGGCTTCTATGCGTTTGGTCTTGTGCATCTTCTTGGCAGCTTTGCTAAATCTGGCACTTCTCTTATCCGTCAACTGGTTGATGCCGGTACTCTCTCGAATTTGCCCGGAGGGTTTAAAACCCGAGGTATGCGGATTAAAGGAGACGACACTCCCATCTCCCCGGGAGAATTCCGCGATGTAGACGTAGCGAGCGGGACTATCAAAGACAACATCATGACGCTGCCGTACAAGGAGCCGAGTCAGACGTTGTATCAGCTTCTTGGGACTATCGTGGAGGAGGGACGCAAGTTCGCTTCGACTTCCGATCTCAAGGTGTCGGATATGTCCTCGCAGTCTCCTGTAGGCACCACACTGGCTATTTTGGAACGCACACTGAAGGTTATGACTTCTGTGCAGGCGCGCATTCATTACGCAATGAAGCGCGAATTTCGGCTGTTGTCGTCGCTGATTCGTGACTTTACGCCGAAGATGTATGACTACGAGCCCAGCGAGGGTGGACGCAAGGCCAAGCAGGGGGATTACGACATGGTGGAGGTTATCCCCGTGTCAGATCCGAACTCCAGCACCATGGCGCAGAAGGTTGTGCAGTATCAGGCGGTGATGCAGTTAGCTCAGTCTTCGCCGCAAATGTATGACATGCAGGAGTTGCATCGTCAGATGCTGGAGGCGTTGGGGGTTAAGAATATTGGCAAAGTGTTGCCTAACAAGGATGAGGCAAAGCCTGAAGATCCAGTTTCTGAAAATATGAACGTGCTTCGAGGTAAACCCGTCAAGGCGTTCATGTACCAAGACCACGAAGCGCACATCCAGACGCACATGGCGTTTGCGCAAGATCCGAAACTCCAAGAGCTAATGCAGCAGAACCCGAATGCCCAAACCATGATGGCGGCAGGCGCGGCGCATATCGCTGAACATATTGCGTTTCTTTATCGCAAGCAGATTGAAGAGCAGTTGGGCGTTGCCCTGCCTCCAGAAGACCAACAGCTTCCGGAAGAGGTCGAGGTCTCACTGTCACGGTTGGTTGCTCAAGCCTCTTCTCAGCTACAGCAGAAGAATCAGGCCGAGGCGGCGCAGGAACAGCAGGCGCAGGAAGAGCAAGATCCGCTGAACATCATTCAGAGGGAAGAGCTTAATTTGCGGAAGCAAGAGCTTGAGATTAAAGCGCAGAAGGAAATGGCAACTATTGAGCTGGATAAGGCCAAGTTTGAGTTAGAAAAAGCCAAGCTCATTGTGGAAGCGGGTAAAACCGAGGAAGAGTCCCGCCGTAAGGATAAAGACTTGGAAGTTAAGCAGCTTATTGAAGGGGCCAAGATGGGTATGCAGGCCGTTCAGAGCGGTGACCGGAACAGCTTTGACCGCGAAAAGTACAACACTGACGTTCAATTCCGTCAGTCAACGCAAGAAAAACAGGCTGCAAAACCGCCTAAGAAAGAAAAATAATGGATATTTTGGACGTGGTTTTGGAGCGCGTTAAGGAAATGTACGTTAATGCGTCAGAGGATTTAGCGGCTGGGGTAGCCACTGATTATGCTGAATATCGGTATATCTGCGGGGTACTTAACGGGCTTTTAAAGGCGAAGAGTGAAATTGAAGATCTTAAACGAAATATAGAGGAATATTAAATGACCGATATTATTGAGGAAGAGGTACAAGCCCTCGACCCAGAAAAGAAGGCTGCACAACTGCCTGAGCCTAAAGGATTCAAGATCCTGTGTGTTATTCCGGACATTGAAGATAAATACGACAGTGGGCTAATTAAGGCAGAAAAGACCGTCCGCAATGAAGAGTTGATGGCTACGGTTCTTTTTGTGGTGAAAATGGGGCCAGATTGCTACAAAGATGAATCTAGGTTTCCGTCAGGGCCGTACTGTAAGGAAGGTGATTTTGTGGTGGTCCGCCCCCTTGCGGGTGTGCGGTTGGCCATTCACGGGAAGGCGTTCCGGCTTATCAACGATGATTGCGTGGAAGCAGTGGTTGAAGATCCTCGCGGTATTTCTCGCGGCATTTAATAGGGGGTAGACATGGCTGATGAAAAGAACGTCGAAGTCGCAGAACTCGATATTGACCCGGTAGAAGTAGAAATCGAAGACGATACGCCTGAAGAGGACCGGGGCCGGGAGCCTATGCCCGAGCCGATTGTTCAAGAGCTTGAACAAGACGAATTGGATGAACTTTCCAAGGAAAAAGCCAAACAGCTTAAAAAGGTTTGGCACGACGAGCGTAGAGCCAAGGAAGCCGCCGCACGGGAACGTGACGAGGCAGTACGGGTAGCGCGCCGCCTTGCGGAAGAAAATCAGTCCCTGAAAAAGAGTTTGTCTGCTGGCGAACAGGTTTTGATGGGCACTACCAAGCAGGCGTATGAAAATGAATTAGACCTTGCCAAACGGCAATTCCGGGAAGCCTATGATTCTGGCGACGCCGACAAAATTGCCGAAGCGCAGGAAAAACTGACTGGGGCTAAGATTCGGTTGCAGCAAGCTGAATCTTATCAGCCTGTTTATAATTTCCCCGAACCATCTTTACAGCCTTCTGATTATAGAGTACATAATATTCCTACCGAGCAGGAACCTCCGGTTCCTAAGCCGGACTCCAAAGCCCTTGCGTGGCAAGAACGCAATAAATGGTTCGGAGAGAATAGGACGATGACGGCGTTCGCTTATGGTTTGCATGAGGAACTCGTAAATGACGGTATGGACCCGACTTCGGATGAATATTACGGCCAGATCGACAAAGAAATCCGCCGTAGATTTCCCGAAAAGTTCAAGAGCGATAGCTCCGAGCGAAAAACAGTAGTTGCTTCCGCTCGTCGAACAACCGGTCCTAAAAAAGTCACGCTTACGGTATCTCAGGTAAGTATTGCAAAGCGCCTCGGTCTAACTCCTGAGCAATATGCTCGCGAACTAATTAAATTGGGTGAACTTAATGTCTGATAATCGAACCAGTAGAGAAAACGACACTCGTGAAGCGGCCTCGCGTCCAAGAAGTTGGGCTCCTCCGAGTTTGCTGCCTGAAATCAACCACGAAGACGGGTACGCATATCGCTATGTTCGCGTCAGCACTATGGGGACTCCGGACGTGAATAACATCTCGTCCAAGTTTAGGGAAGGTTGGGAGCCCGTAAAGGCGTCTGATCACCCCGAGGCTTTCACAATGGCCGACCCAAATAGTCGGTTCAAGGATGGCATTGAGACTGGGGGACTTCTCCTGTGCAAGATGCCGAAAGAATTTGCTGAACAGCGTGAGGCTTATTATAGGAACAAAACCGAAGCCGAGATTCAGGCTGTCGATAATAACTTCATGCGTGAGAGTGACCCACGTATGCCGCTCTTCAAAGATAAGAAGACGCAGGTTACGTTTGGGAAAGGTCTGACTAAATAATTCTAGGAGTCTTAAATGGCTAACACTGCTTCCCCCTATGGGTTGAAGCCGGTCAATCTGGTCGGCGGTCAATCCTTCAACGGTGGTGCTACTCGGGAGTTCTATCTTCCGAGCAACGTCGCCGCCGCGTACTACACCGGTGCGGTTATGTACATCAACACTAATGGTGTGGTTACGCCTCGCGCCGCCACTCCGACGACCACGAACACCGCGATTGGCGTGTGTGTTGGTGTGCGTTACGTCTCGCCGGATACCAAGCAGTCGCTGTTCGCGCAGTATCTGCCGTCTGGTGCGATTACCGCTGGCTACACCGACGTGTGGATCCGCGTTAACGATGACCCGGATCAGCTTTATTCGATTCAGGCTGACACGGTTATTGGTACTCGGGTCAACGGCGCTCGCGGTGCTATTGGCGGCAACGCTGCACTGAAGACGTTTACCGGTAGTGCCTCTACTGGGCTTTCCCAGACTGTGCTGGATACCGGCGCTAACTGGGGCTCGGTTACCGACACTAGCACGCTGGCAATGCGTGTTATTGACATTATTACGCCTGACGACATCTACCCGGAGGTTCTGGTTAAGTTTAATCAGGGCGTACATCAGTACTACAACTCGACTGGCGTCGCAGTTTAAGGCTAGGAGTTAAATAAATGGCTATTTCACGTTCCCAACTTCTTAAGGAACTCCTGCCCGGCCTTAATGCGCTGTTTGGTCTGGAGTACAAGCGATACGGCGAAGAGCACAAGGAGATTTACGAAACTGAATCTTCCGAGCGTTCGTTCGAAGAAGAAACCAAGCTGTCGGGCTTTGCGGCGGCTCCGGTGAAGAGCGAAGGTGCGGCTATTGCGTATGACAATGCGCAGGAAGCATGGACCGCGCGCTACACCCACGAGACGATTGCCATGGGCTTTGCGATTACGGAAGAAGCCGTTGAGGACAACCTCTACGACTCGCTGTCTTCGCGCTACACCAAGGCACTTGCTCGCGGTATGGCTTACACCAAGCAGGTTAAGGCTGCGTATATTCTGAACAACGCCTTCACGGGCGGCCCCACCTACGGTGACGGCAAGGTTCTTTGCGCAACTGACCACCCGCTGGTTTCTGGTGGCACCAACAGCAACCGTCCGACGACGGGTGCGGACCTCAACGAGACTTCGCTTGAATCTGCGGTTATTCAGATCGCGGCTTGGACGGACGAACGTGGTCTGCTCATCGCTGCGAAGCCGGTTAAGTTGATTATTCCTCCGGCGCTCCAGTTCGTTGCTACCCGTTTGCTCGAAACCGAGCTGCGCGTGGGAACCAACGACAACGACATCAACGCGCTTAAGAACAACGGCGCGGTTCCGGGCGGGTACAAGGTCAACCACTGGCTGACTGATAACAATGCTTGGTTCCTGACGACCGACGTTCCTAATGGTCTGAAGCACTTTGTCCGTAGCCCGATGAGCACGTCCATGGACGGCGACTTCGATACTGGCAACGTCCGCTACAAGGCCCGTGAGCGTTATTCGTTCGGCGTGTCTGACCCGCTGGGTATCTTCGGATCTCCCGGCGCTAGCTAAGGTGATGTTCTGAGGAACAATCACGACGGGGGCTTCGGCCCCCGTTTTTTCTTCTTTACATTGGATTTAGTTTGTACTATATCTAACTTAACCGGGGTACCCCGGTATACCCGAACAGCCGCCCCGGCTGACGACATGCAGATGGGTATGCCGAACTCGCATGTGAGGACAATTCGATGAGTTTTTCTACCTTTTCTGGTCCGATCCGTTCTGGCACCGTGCGCGAAGGCGCTGGCCGTAATACGGGTCTTGCTATTCTTGCCCAGTCTTATGACACCGGTGACCTGACAGGCACCGCCGTTGGTAACGTCGATACGCTCGCGCTTTATCTGCCGCGTGGTACCCAGATCACTGACATTACGGTTGATCAGGTCGTCGCCGCTACGGCTGGCTCTATGACGATTTCTGTCGGTAACGCCTCTGGCGGCGCGCAGCTTATGGCGGCAGTTGCTTCCACTGCTGGCGGGCGGTTCCGTGGTACCGCTACGGCGGCTACTCAGCTTGCTTGGCAGACTTCTACTTCCGCCGATACCACTGTGTATATTCGTGTTGCGGTAGGGACCGCGACCCTTACAGCGGGCCGCGCGATTATCACTGTCTCGTACGTCCAGCGCGCTGATAATGGGGCTCAGAATCCCACTTCCGCCTAATAGGAGTTTGCTGCAATGCAAACAGATGTAAAGAGTATACACACGGAAACTACGGGTACGTTGTTGACTGGGCGATACCGCGTTAAGGCGTACCACTGCATTTCTGGAGGCACGGCAGGGGAAGTGGTTATTCGGGACGGCGGAGCTTCGGGTATTAGCGAGCTTCAGTTCAATATCGGGACCGGGACTCAGCCTATCACCATGCTGGTTCCCGGCGAAGGTATTTTGTTCCGAACCAATGTGCATGTAACCCTCCCTACTAACTCAAAGATCACCCTGTTCTATGGCTAAGTCACCCGCATGGCAACGGTCTGAAGGTAAGAATCCCGAAGGTGGGTTGAACGCCAAAGGCCGCGCTGCCTATAACCGAGCGAACCCCGGCAAGCCGGGGCTTAAGGCTCCTCAGCCAGAAGGCGGACCTCGTAGGGATAGCTTCTGTGCCCGTATGAAGGGCATGAAAAAGAAGCTCACTAGCTCGAAAACCGCGAATGATCCCGATAGTCGTATTAACAAAAGCCTCCGGGCTTGGAACTGTGCAGAGGGCGGCATGATTAAGAAATTTGCTAAAGGCGGTGGTATTTCTACCGAAATGGGTCGAGGAAAGTCCGTTGACGTGCGCATGGCGCAAATTGATAAATACCTGAAAGACCCAGATCTTGAGATGGTTATGGGGCCTAATGGGAAGTTTCAATTCCGAGAGAGGCGGCAACCTATGTCCGCCCCAAGCCGTCCCATGTCCGCTCCAAGTAGCCCCAAGAACGCTAACGCCGTTCCCGGAAGTCGTTCTGGAGATAGAACTCCACGTGGCGGCGGCATGAAGGCGCTCGAAACCGCCTCCGAGAGAAGGGCTCGGGGCAACAACCTGCCGGGGAGTCGCTCTGGAGATAAAACTCCACGTGGCGGCGGCATGAAGGCGCTTACGCTTTCTGCGTTCGGACCTAAAGCTGAACGTCGAGGCGCTCGTCCTCTTGATGAGCCCACTAAAGTAAAAGCCCCAAAAGTTAAAGGAAAAGACGATTACTCGTCTCCCCGCGCGAAGAGGAATATGGGCTACGCAAAAGACGCGCTGACCGCCGCCGCTGCCGCCGCTACTGGAGGAGCCGGTGCGATGGGCCTACGCGCAGGGATCGACGCAGGGCTTAGCCGACTTGCCGCTAAAAATCTTCTCACTAAGGGAAGAATGTCAGATGTTTTGGCTAGAACTCGTCCCGGTGAAGTTGTGCCAAACATTAAAAACTTCAGTATCGGGGGTAAAGTAAAAGCCAAGCCCGCCAAAGTCGCGACCGTTATGCGCGAGTTTAAGAAAGGCGAACTCCATAGCGGCAAAGGCCGAGGAGTCGTAAAAAACAGGAAACAAGCAGTAGCCATCGCTCTGAGCGAGGGCCGTAAAGCAGCAAGGAGAAAGTGATGGGCGCGATGTACGAAAAAGGTCAGACCAAACGGTACAGCCGAGTAGCTTCGTTCAGTGGTGGTGGCAAGTCAAAGAAGCCTATGTCCGATAAGGATGTAGAGGCTACTGAAGAGAGCGAAGCCAACCCTTTTGGTAAGGGCACGACTAAGGTTCTAAACGAGTCGAAAAAGATGGCGATTGGTGGGGCGACTAAAATGCGTCCTAAGGCTCGCCCAATGCCTAGACCCGCGAAGCCTACAGCTCGTTCAGCCGCTAAGGGAGTTATTGCTCGTGCAGTGAGTAAGCAGGTACCCCGTACTGCTGGGAAAAAGGCTGGCGGGACTGTGAAAGGGTATTCTGGAGGCGGTAGAGTAGCCAGTAGAGCAGATGGATGCGCAGCGCGCGGCAGGACTAGAGGTACAATCGTATGAAGATGCGTACTCGTAAGATGGCTATGGGCGGGGCTTCAGGGAGCCCCGTATCCGCCTTTGAGCAGGAACAGGCTCCTTCTTACGGCTCCGCTGGGCTTGGTAACAACGCCCCTCTGGTTCAGGTAGGGTCTGACGTAGCTGGAGCGGGGATGTACCCCTCCAGTGGGATGCTCAATATCGGTAACCCGGTACCTACGGCGTCTCCTATGACTTCTCAGGCTTTGCCAATGCGTAGTGGCGGTGCGGTAAAGAAGTACGCCAAAGGCGGAGCCGTAAAGAAAATGCGTAGTGGCGGTTCTTGCGGTATGAAGCGCGGAGGTAAAGTCCGTGGCGGCGGCTGTGAGACCAAGGGCAAGACCAAGGGACGATTTGTATGAGAATGAGCCGTGGCATGGGAGCAGTTTCCAAGGCCAAGCTCCGTAGCATTAAAAAGCGCGATGGGAATGAGCCTGTCGCGCTGTATGGCGGTGGAGGTGGCGTTAACGCGGCGGGCAACTATACGAAGCCCGGTTTGCGTAAAAGAATTGTGGCCCAAGTCAAAGCTGCGGCAACGCATGGTACTAAAGCCGGGCAGTGGTCCGCCCGTAAAGCACAGTTGGTTGCCAAGAAGTACAAGGCGGCTGGCGGCGGGTATAAGGGCTGAGATGAAAGCACCGCAGCAATCTCTTAAGGATTGGGGGAATCAGAAATGGCGTACCAAATCAGGTAAGCCTTCGTCCAAGACCGGGGAACGGTATCTTCCGGAGAACGCGATTAAAGCCCTGACTCCCGCAGAGTACGCCGCTACGACTAAGGCTAAGCGTGCGGGTAAGAAGGCGGGCAAACAGTTTGTTGCGCAGCCTAAAACCATCGCGAAGAAAACCAAGTCGTTTCGAGTATAAAGATGACCACCACCGCAACAGCTACGTTTAACCTTGATCTCAATGAGATCATCGAAGAAGCGTTTGAACGCGCAGGGGCGGAGCTGAGAACTGGTTATGAGTTCAGGAGCGCCCGACGTAGCCTTAATCTCATGTTCGCCGACTGGGCTAACAGGGGAATTAATCTATGGACGATAGAACAGGGTGAGTTGAATATGAACGTCGGGCAGGCAACGTATGACCTGCCTGTCGATACGGTGGACTTGTTGGAGCACGTTCTTC